CAATGCCCATGAGGAGGATGGCAAACAGCTTGAACGGCGAGTCCACATACCCGAGCACCTTGTCGAGTGTTGTGTTGGCGTTCAGCTTCTCATCGCTCATCTCAGGTGCAACATGTACAAAACAATTCCGTAAATGATCAGGCCAGCAAGGATCACCGTGGCGACGCCGACAGCGATGTACTCAACCAGCCTCTCCATCTTGGCCTTACGCAGCTTCGCGGCCTTCACAGCGGCTTCGGCGTCTTCTCTGCGTTTACGAGCAGCGGCGGCTTGAAACTTCACCCAGTCATTCCACATGCCCGGACGGCCAGCGTAGACCATGCGCTCACGCAGTTCCTCTTCCTGTTGCCGCAGTTGCTCCAGCGCCATGAACTCTTCAAGGTCCGAGCCTCCGCCTTTTTTGGTGGCCGCTTCTTGAATCTTCGCCTTGTTGTCGAAGTAATCAAAGACCCGAGAGCCAAGCTGGTGCAGCTCTTTGCCGTTTGCCAGTGCGCCTTTTATTACTGCGAAGGCCGCATTCGCTGCTGCAATTTCCGCCAACATACCTACCACCTAAGCAACGGGACAATGAAATAGACGCACCAAACAACAAACCCAACAACACAGAATGCCGCGACAAGAGCCTCGGCAAACTCTCGCATGATCAGATTCCAAAGAGCTTCTTGAACAACTCAGCCGCAACACCGGGGCCAAGAAGAACAGCAGCGATCACTGCGTAGAGCAGGTACTCGATCTTGGTCATGCGCTTTGACCCCTCGTCAAATCTGGCCTGAATGCCTTCATAGCGATGGGCGCAAATTTGTTCGTGCGTGGTCAATCTCGCCTCCGTTGCGTCAATCTGATCCGCCATCACTCACCTCAAGGCGCAACAGGCCAGTCAATCGTCCAAGGGAAGCCAGCTTGTGCGGTGATGTCGCGCAGGGCTTGGCGGTACGCAGCCCATGCTTGCTTGTCAGCAGTGCTGTCGGCGATCTGTGTCCAGTCGCTGTCCTTGAGCATCTGGGTACGTGAGTTGCGTACAGATTGGGCTTGCTCTGCATCCTTCATGGCCTTGTACTCAGCTTCCTGCTCGGCAGCGGTCTTGGCTGGATCGGTGTCGGTGGCTGGGCGGTCGGTAAAGACGGGGCCGAGGATGTACTTGGTGTACCACTTGTCGCCAATTTGGACAACGCCATCGCGCTGACTGTATTGGTAAACCGTGCCGCCAGTAGCCTGTGGGCCTTCAAACACGATGTCGCCACCGTACTGGTTGATGAACTCTTCAGTCACGGGTGCGCCAAAGACGGCCCCCTGAGTTTGAGCGTATGTGCGGAACTCGTTTTCAAAAACGACCGCGCCTGTTTGTCGGATTCTGATTTGCATGATTGTTCCTTATGCGATTGCCAAGAAGAGGTAGGCTCCACCATTGCTGTTAGCCAAGTTGCCGCCAGCGTTGCTCAGTTCAAACCCAGAGGCTGCGGTATCTACCCAATCGGTGTTGGTGACTTCAGCGGCTGTGCTGTTCAAAGAGATGTATGGATCGTTACCCGATACGATTCCTCGGGCAGAGTCCCACACCATCCAATTGCCGCCAGTTGAATCTCTACGCTTAATGAGAACAAATCTAGCGCCACCTGTAAAACCACAATCAATAACTTGTGTTGCGCCTGTACCAGTGTAGCTGCCGACTTTGCTTACGCCTGGGCATGAAGCAAATAGGTAGGCTACGTATGTTGCGCCTGAAGCGTTTAAGGCGGCATTTGTTCCAACCGTAAATTGGGTGGATGTTGGGTTTGTGGAATTCCAGTATTGGGTAGAGGCATCATAAAAACCACCCGTAGAATTAATTTCAGTACCCCGCGATGGACCCTCTATGGCGGCATAAACAGGCCAATCTCCGCCTTGGCTGCGACTTTTTACAATCATCAACTCAGGCACTGCTGCCAAGTTGTGCGCCACAGTCCTTGCAACACCCGTCCCCGTATAGCAACAAACATCCATGAAGCCGGGGGCACGGCGCAGAAAATAAAAAATATCACTCAATCCTGCGTATGCACTACCCCACAAACCGCCTGTATTATTTGTGTTATAGACAATGGTTCCAGCCGCAAATTCAGCGCCTGTGCTTGATGTCCTAAGAACTGGTTGACCATCGCCTGATGCATTTGCATACCCACGAAGACGATCAATAAAAGTCCAATTCCCACCATCGTTGCCAAGACGATACCCAAGTAACGAAGAATCAAAGGGGAAGTTTGTTGTGAAAGATGATCCAGCGGTAGGAGTGACAGCAACAGGCGCAAACACACTCGTCCCCGTTGTCGGCACTTTCATCGGGCCACGGCGTATGGCGATGTACATATAAGCAGTTGATTCGCTATTTACTTCGCTGCTTGTTGAGACAACTTGAAAGCCTGTGGCGGTTGGACTGACGTAATCAACAGACGACTCAGCATTGGTTAAGTTTGCTTGCAGCGTTGCATCAGCAGAACCAACTGGCATACCACGCATATTGTCAATAATTTGCCAGTTTCCAGTGCTATTGACGTTTCTAATCATTAACCATTGCGGCTCATATCCCAAGTCAATTACAGGGCCAGTTGTACTTCCATTACCGCCATATGTTCCACATGAAATTACATTGTCCGTACCCGTTAGTCCAAAGCCTCCTGCGTTGTGGGCAAAAAGGTAAGCCACATATGTACCGCCAGAGGCGTTTACTACTGAATTATTACCGACACTGAAAACCGTGCTGGAAGGGGATGTGCTATTCCAAACAGTCGCTGACACAGTAAAAGTTGAAGAACTGTTCAATGAATAGTAAACAAACTCTCCCACTGATCTGTGATACACAGCCCAATCTGCTAATGCGTCTGTACGCTTAACAATCATGCAACCGGGCACAGAGCCAAGGTTATGGGCAATAGTCCTTGCAGAACCATTCCCCGTGTACGTCACCACATCAAAAAACTTCGGCTGCTCTCTGAAGGTCCATGAGGCGTAGTTAAACAATCCGTTGCCTTGACCGCTAGTTCCAAGACTAAAGCCATTCGAATTAAAAGCGGTCAGTGAATTGTTATCGGTGGATTGTGCAGCAGTGGCATCGGAATAAATAATCCTTCCCGTGCCTCGGCTGGTGTCAAACAGCATATTGCTGGTAGCTTGGTTCCTCGGTTTAATCCATGTCATCCCGCCCTTACCCGCCAGATCAATCCCGTTGGTGATGGTCTGTGTAGAGCCGTTGCCTGTGTACAGCCAAGTGCTGAATACGTCTTCGATGTAGTTGGGCACGTTGCCAGCAATCGGCCAGATGCCTTGCCTGACAAACTCTGCTTGCTGCTCAAGCGTCCAGATGCCGGGAGCAGAGCCATTCTCAAACGGCCCCGTAGGAGTTGCGGGGTTGTTGGTGATGATGCCACCGGGGAAACGTTCAGACATTGTTTACCTCTTTTTGCTTGGCGGCAAAGTCCAATTCTTGTTGCGTTGCGTCACGCACCATCCACTGCATAATCCACTGCCCGTTAACCTGAATGGGCGGGGTTTCTACGGCCCTCTGTGTGATGTAGTCGTGTTCAGGCATTTCGGTGCTTTGAACGTGCGCGTAGGTGTCCGGCAAAACAAATTGCTCACCCATGTCTGGGTACTCCAACCGCACATCACCCTCGTGCCGTGGATACTCACCTGTGGAAAGTTTGATGTAAATGGTCATAACGAAGTCCTTGCCAAAATCAGATTGTCGGTCGTGGAGGACGTTGTCATTGTTGATACAGAGCGACTTTGAACGCTCACGCCGTTGCTAGTCGAGGCAAACGTATTGGTGTCAGTGGCCGATGTGTACGATGAAGCAGAGTACGTGTATGTCTTTCCGCCCAATGTGTACGTCCCTGTTCCGGAACCGTCTGGGTTCAAGAGCGCAGTGAAAACATAAAAAGTTGGGCCGGTGTCTATTACGGGTGCGGCGATAAAGATATTACCTCCGCTTGTAACTGACACACTAATCGGCCCAGCCGATACATCTTGACCAGCGCCAACTTGTAAATTTCTCTGCCACTGAATCGTTCCGGAGGAGTTGTACTTACTTATTGCAATGGTTCTAACGTCGCTGTTTCCGTTTCCAGCAGAAACAGCGTAGACGTTTTCGCTTGCATCAATTGCAACTTCACAGTCTGTGTAGCCCGTTGCAAGCTGCATACCCCACTGCTTGTTTCCAGAAGAGTCAACCTTCAGTATCAGGCTCCTATTGTTGTTGCTTTGTCCGCCTATGTAGCTCATGCCTGATGCAGCGGTCACCAATGTGTAGAACCGTGATCCGCTAACATAACGCTGCTCAAAACTCAACGCACCGTTGCTTTGAGCAAGAGTGAAGAATACGCCGTATGTTGTAAAACTAGGGTCGTACCAAGTTCCAGATACAAATAAATTGCTGCTATGAATGCCAACGCCCCCCGGCACAAAACCGCCAGATCCTGTGCCGTACTCGGTCTGCCATCTATCTGCGCCGGAAGAATTTAAACTTCCTACGACAATCCGGTTTGAACCACCAAAAGCACTCGTGTTTTTTCTTCCTGTGTAATACACATTTTGCGACGAATCTACGGTAACGCATGCTGTATCTTGAGCAAGGAAACCTATACCCACAGACCATGTGATAGAACCGCCAGAGTCGTACTTTGTAATCCAAGGGCCACTTCCAAACCCGGTGGTGACACGACCACCTGTGTAGATATTTCCTGAGCTATCAACGGAGGTGGCGGTGAAGTAGGGGGAGCCTCCAGAAACGTTGATGAAGTTTTGAAACCCTATAGTGCCGTCATAGTTTAATTTTTGAATTCTTCCGCCACTTGTGTCTCCTCCGGCCAAAAACATTCCGCTTGCATTTACAGCAGTAAACATAAACCCCTGCAAATAGTAAGCTCCAGAGGAAGGTGTAAGGGTGGCTATGTAATATGGGTTGGTCGGTGTAACGCTGCCGCTCGTACCCGCAGGGCCAGAGCCAGCGGCATTGATTGCCCGTACAGCGATGGTGTAACTTGTCCCGTTGGTAAGCCCTGTCACCGTCAAAGGGGATGACGATCCAGTAGCCGTGAAATTACCGGGCGTAGACGTGGCGCTATACCCCGTAATACCCGCAGGATAGCCAGTGTATGAAGGCGCAACAAAAGACACCGTAGCAGATGCATTACCGGCTGTGGCGCTGACGCTGGTTGGTGCGCCGGGTACTGCTGGCCAAACCCCGCCACCTGCCGCCTGAAACTGTTGCTCAAGCGTCCAGATGCCTCTTGATGTGGTTGTAGCAGGTGGTGTGGCGGAGATAACCCCACCTTTGTAGCGCATGGACATGGGCTACCCCTTAGCTTGCGATGACTTCGTAAGAGATGCTGTATGTGATGCCGTTAGCCGTACCGGAGGTCACAACAATCGATGTGCCTTCCATCAAGTACAGGGCCGTGGTCTTGTCCACCACAATCAGCGAAGCATCAGCAGGCACTGAGACTGTCGAGACGATTGGGAAGGCCGTGCCGCCAGAAGGTGCAGAGCCTTGAGCCACAGCGCCGTTGGTATAGATTGACACCGTGGTGTCCACCGCCGCAGAGCCGTTCACGTTGGCAGCAACGATCTGGTTGATCTTGAAGACCGTGTTGCTTGAAGCTGCGTTAGGCAGCAAAACAACTGCTGTTGTACCGCTGGGTGTGAGATACGTGGTCGTACCAAGAATGGACGTGACGTTTACAATGTTTGGATTTGCCATGATGGTTCCTTACAGACCGAAGATGATTGAGAAGGCGATTGCCTGACCCTTTGTGGCTCCTGTAGCCGCTGGGGTCGCAGATGTCCATGTGGTTCCGTTGGACGTCAGGACGTTGCCAGCAGTGCCCGGAGCCACTACCAGAGGAGCGCCGGTTCCGTTGCCAAGCAGTACGTTGTTGGCGGTCAAACTAGCGTTCTTGATCAGCTTGCCTGTAGTGCCATCAAAAGCCGCCAGAGCGTTGTTTGTGGCCGATGCTGGGCCTACAACATCACCAGCAGCGCCAGCGCTTGAAGCAAGCAGCTTGACAGTGCCAGCCGAGTTCTTGAAGTACAGCTTCTCATCTAGCGTGTTGATGGCAAGTTCGCCATCAGCCAAGTTGCCAGCCGTAGGAGCCGCAGAAGCCGTGGCTGTGCGGTAGAGTTGAATGGGGGTAAAACCTGCTTGTGACATCAGAATGTCCCTCCGTTGATGCTTGCGGTCAGTGCGTTGGTTGATGGATTGTAAGTAATGCCTGCGTCAACTCCAAGCGCTTGATTTCCCGTTGTGGACGCTGCCACGAAGGGAATGAAGAAGTTGGCGTCCGTGCCTGTTGCTGTTGTGGTGACGTTTGTTGCGTTCGTGGCTGTGGTGGCCGATGTGGCTGTCGCAGCGTTCCCGCCAATCGACAGACCTGCGGCTGTGCCGGTCAACCCCGTACCGGGGCCATCAAACTGAGTGGTGGCTGTGATCGTTGTGCCGCGAACCGTGTCCGCAGTTGTTGCCCCGACAGTTGCCCCGTTAATCGCTCCGCCAGTGATTGCCACAGCGTTGGCGTTCTGCGTGGACATCGTCCCAAGACCGCTCACCTGAGTGTTGGCGATGGCAATTGTGGTGTTGGATGCGGCAGTCAGTTGACCCTGCGCGTTGACCGTGTAAGTCGGGACAGAAGAGGTTGAACCGTAGGAGCCAGCAGTCACCGCAGTGTTGGTGATGCTGAACTGAGTCCCAGAGAGGGTCAGGCCAGTCCCTGCGGTGTATGCACCCGCACCAGAGAACTGAACCCAAACTACAGGGCTTGTTCCCACAGTTGTAACGGGATCAATCTGAACCCACCCGGTGTTGGCGTACAAGGTTCCGTTTACAACGAACGTGAAGTCACCACTTGCCATCTCGGCAGCGGTGTCAAAGTCAGTCGCACGGGTTAGAACAGTCCCACCGGTTGCCCATGTGTAGATGCCGTTGTTGGCCTGCGTGGCTTCGTTCTTGACAAGCACACGGTCGCCATTGAGCAGCGTGTAGCCATCCAAAACGGTCAAAGCAACCGACAAAGTCAGAGTTGCACCAACACCAGCCGTGCCGTTGTTGTAGGTCACCGTACCACCAGTGATGGACGCCAGAGTGCCTGTTGTTGCCGCAGCGGAGGCCCCGTGAATATGAAGGCCCTCGGCCACTGCATCCACGTACTGCTTGGTTGCCAGTTGCAGCGCAGATGTTGGATCTTGCGTTACCGCGACAGAGGTCAACCCACCAAGGGTGAGGCTTGTCGCACCCAAGGCGATTGCCGTTGTGCCTACGGTGATTGAGCTGTTTGTCAGCCCAGCATTTGGAATTGTGGCTACAGCCGTGACTGGGCTTGTGCCGCTGCCGACAAGATAGCCAGTCAGCGAGGTTGCACCAGTTCCGCCGTTTGCGACATTCAAAGTGCCTGCAAGGGTGATCGCACCAGTGGTGGCCGAAGAGGGTGTGAAGCCTGTCGTGCCAGCACTGAAACTCGTCACACCACCTGCCGCACCGTTTGCCGCAGCAGTGATCTGGCCTTGGGCGTTTACTGTGATGTTGGCGGAGGTATAGCTACCAGCAACAACGGTTGTGTTGGCGATTGAGATCGTGCCCGTGGAAGTAATTGGGCCACCAGTAAGACCTGTACCCGTCCCCACAGAGGTAACGCCAGTACCCGTGGTGATTGAGCCCCACGTATTGTTTGCATAGCCCTCAAAAGTGGCTGTTGATGTGTTGTATCGAAGCTCACCATTGTTTGGAGAAGAAGGCCGCTCTGCCGTCGTCCCAATAGGCACTGTGACACCTTCCGTTCCGGGTAGAACGGGATTGTCAGCAATACTGAAAACAGGGCTACCAGCAATACCGTTGGGATTGGTGATGCCTATCTGGTTTGCTGTGCCTGTCAGGGTTCTGCCAGATACAGTGCCATTTCCGGGCAGAGCCAAGAAGCCTGTGCCGCCGTTGTTTGCAAGAGAAGCTACAGTGCCGTCCAGAGAGACAGTTGGATTGCCCGACTGGCCGTCGCCGTTGGAGATCGACAGGCCAGCGCCAGACACAGCAATCGAACGAGCGGTCATTGTGCCGCCCACGTTCACGCCAAAGCCGTTGCCCATGCTCTCCAAAGTGCCAGAGACGCCGTTGAGCGTGATCCGGTAGAAGCTCTGAGCACCACCATCCACAAGCCCCAAACCCGTCCCTGTGGACAGGAAGCGGCTGTTTGGCAACTGCGGGGTTTGGACGGTCGTCAGGTACTGATAAGTTTGCGACGGGCTTGCCGAGATGGCCGCAGTCGTAGTCTGCACCGTCTGGCCATTTTGAACGATGGGGACAAGCTCTGTGCCCGTAATCGCGCCAGCCTGTGGGAGTTGGGTGATCGTTACTTGTGCGGACATATTATGGGCTCAGTTGGTCAAGGTTGCCGTTATTCTCGGGCGTCTGAGTATTGCCTTCAGTCGAGATGATGAAGCTGCCACCAGTGATGCCGTTTTGGGTCGTGACAAGGTTGTTGTCGTTGGCGGCTACGCTCACGTCAGGACGTGGGAATCTGATCGTTATTCTCTCAGTTTTACGGGCCGGAAGCCTGTATGGATCTAACTCGTCCGCACACCCTTGGCCACACACCTGCAAGCCCGGAAAGTTGGGATCAGGACGCATCTGGTCGTGGTCGCGCTTCATCTTGCAGCGGTCACAGACCGCTATAGATAAAGTTGCATTTCCACGAGTGTCCAAAAAGATAGGCATGGCTTACCTTGTGTAGACAGAAATGTTCGGGGCGAAGTAGATTGGCGACTTGTCGCGCTCTTCTTGCTCAACCTCGTTCAGGTACTTCTCAGCCTGCGCCTCAAGGTACTGGATGCGTGCCAGATCAACACCGGGCAGCTCAAGCGCCATCCTGTGCGACAACATCATCAAAGTGGCCTCATACCAGCGCGTTGGGATGTACAGCTCGTCCGTCAGGGCGCCCACATCCATGATCTGCTTGCTGTACCACACGGTGATCTGCACAAACGGGTCACTTGGGACTGGCCACAGGTACAGCGTAGGCTGGGGAATCGTGCGGTCGAACCAAAACTGGAAGGGCTGGTTGGCTGTGAAGTTCTTGTTGGGCAGGTTTGTATAGTCGTCGCGGTTCAAACGAGACATGGTGATCTCGGTTGAGTTGTTGCCCACGAAAAACTCACGCAAAGCCAGCGTTGTGCCGTTAGAAGCACGCACACGGTAGTACTGAACGTCTTGGCCGGGGTTGATGTCCGTCCAGATCCACTGGTTGTCGGTCACAGTGACCGATCCAAGGTTCTCCAGAGTCGTCCAAGTGCTGTTGTCGGTCGAGTATTCGAGGGTCAGCGTCCAAATAGCGCTTCCGCCGCCTGCAACGTAGGGCAAGATGCCGATGGAGCCAGCATAAATGGGGTTGTTTGTCCCAAAATTGGCCGAAATGTTCCCGTTTGTGCTGGTCTGCTGGCAAAACGTGTCCACATTGTTGTCGCCCACGTTGCCCACCACCCCACCAGCAGAGCTTGAATAGCTGCAATTGGGGCGCGACATCTTGCGATACAGCACGTTTAAGGCGTCATTCGCACCCACAGGCAGGCTGTAGATGTAATTGTTCGCGGAAACGCCTAAAACGATCTTGTCGATGGCGAAATACTGGATGCCGATGTTGATCAAGCGCTGAAGCAAGAATCCAAGCGACTGACGGGCAGATACAAGTTGCTCAGAGGTCAGCTCTTCTGCAAGCTTGCCAGCGCGTCTTGCACCATGATCAATCAGGGTTTGGACGTTGACTGTCTGACCGTATGTATCTGAGTACGCCATTGTGTTTCCTTACCAACCGGGGCAATTCCAACGCTGCATAGAAGCGCGGGAACGACTGCCCTTTTCACTCTTTTCTGCCACAGGCCCCATTCTCGCGCAAAAAGCGTCCCTGCGGGGGCCTCCTTGGGGCTGTGGAGCCTTCAAATTGGAGCCGGTCTCACGGTTGTACTTGGCGCGGCCCTTGGCCGTTAAACCAGCGCCTTTGTCGGCAGGCAGCTTCTCGCCCCGGCCAATCGCAAGAGACACGTTGCCGCCGCTCTTGAGCTTCTTGTCCGAGAACATCTTCTCGACCATGTTCAGCCGCTGAGGCTTGGTCGTCACCTCGTTGATGATTTTGACCCGCTCAGGCTTGCTTTTGGACGGTTCGTAGAAACCAGCCTTCTTCAGCGACTTAGCTACCGATGAATTGCTCTTTGTCATGGTCAGAACCTGTATTTGGCTGTTTTCTTGGCGATCTTGGCAGGTTGGGCTACGAATTGTTTTCCGGCGGCTTTTCCTGCGCGTTTGGCTTTGGTCGTCGCAGCGTACTCAGCAGAGCTGAGACTTTTGATCGCAGCTTTTGGAAGGTATCGCTCACCAGTTTCAGAAGATTTTTTGCCACTTTTGGTCGTCCAATCTTGTTTGCCCCAGTCTTTGAGGGATTGTTGAGGGGCTTTCATGTCAGTCCCTGTACCCGCCACCAGCGGCCTTGTACTTCTTCGCCACGAGTTGGGCCTTACGAGCCGACCACTCGCCCGCTCCAGTGCCCTGCGTTGCAGCGGACTTAACTTGGCTCACGATCCGCTTGCGCAGCTCGGGCTTGGTGTAGTTGCCAGCAGCGTTGACCTTGCCGCCGTCAGCCATCTTCTCAGGCAGCTTGGAGAACGCCTTCTTGCCCTTGTTGGACTCGGTGTACTCTGAGGCAACGCTCTTGCTGATCCCAGTCTTCTTTGCGATCTTGGGATTGTGCTCGACCGCCTTCATCAAGCGGAACTGGGCCTGAGACTTCGCTGGCATGATCAGCCGCAGAAAACTGTGATCCTTGCGTTAGCAGGCAAAGTCACATGGATGTTTGTGGTGAAGCGGATGCCGTTACCGGGAAGTAGTGTAGACAGCGCGTTCAATGGGGCCGTAGCGATGTTAAATCTCAGTCGCTCAGTGCCGGAAGCTCCACCGTCACGAAAGATGATGTCACCAGCCGTGCCACCGGGCAAAATTTGATAGCCACCAAGATTTGTTGCACCCGCATAAATAACGCCGGTGGCCTCAAGGTGTGCCGAAAATACATTCGTCAATGTTGACATCTAAATCTCCAAATAAAAGCGGGGGCCGAAGCCCCCACCTAGGTTCAGCAAGTAACTGATCCGCCACGTTTCTTTGCAGGAGTCACCGTCACGGACTTTTCAGTCTTGGTAACAGAGCCTTTCGGCTTTTCGTCCTTGCTAGTAAACAGGCTCTTCGCACCCTCATACAGCTTGCGCGGGACGGCACGGATGGCCTTGGCCATATCCATTTCTTCCTCGCTTGGGCCGATTGCTTTGTCGTAAGCGCCTTTTGAAAGGTCAGTCACACTACCGCCAGATTGATACTTCAGGTTGCTCTGGGCTTTCGCTTGCTTCATCGCTGTTGCGTTCTCAGCTTTGAAGGCAGATTGCTCTTTCTTCTGGGCTGGAGTCACGCTGCCACCTGTTTTAAAAGTGCCAGATTGACGATCATTGCTGACGGGAGCAGATGGCTTTTTGGCTGGGTATGCTACGGCGCGACCGCTGTTATTAACAGCTCCCCCCGTAGCGTAGTGCTTTTTTGTCGCACCGCCTTTTTTGTAACCACCGCCGTTGCCCAACTTCACATCACCCGTGGGGGCGCTGTTTGTGTCAGGTTTGGCTGTGACCATCTTGGTGTTGCGATACTCGCCGCCTTGGCCTTCAGTATTGATGATGCCGCTCTTAGCGATAGCACCACCCTTTTTGAAGCCGCCTTGACCATTTACTACGCCGCCAGTGGCATAACCACCGGGCTTTGTAGACTTGGCAATGCCGCCAGTAGCGCAAGCCATACCACCAGACTTCAGACCTTTGTGGGCCTTGCTTGCAGGCTTGGACTCGTGAGACTTCAGATCTTTTTCAAGACCCTTCATCTTCGACATCTCGGCCATGTGCGTGGACTTGGACTCGCCGCCCTCTTTCATGCCCGTCATGCCCATCATGGCCGCACGACGTGCTGCCATAGTAGGACGCTTAGGACGTGCGACGGGCATCATGCCGCCACGAGCAGGCGCCGAAGAGGCCATGGGAGCGCTCATAGAGCCGCCCATAGCTTTCTTCACAGAACCACCTTTTTTAAGCTTCAGCTCAATCGAGGGCTCAGTGGTCTCCATCTTCACCATTGGTTTGAATTGACCCATGATGCGCTCCTTAGACTTTCTGAGCATACACAACGGTCATGCGAATAATCGCCTGTGTTGTGCTGATCGTGCCGTTAGGGTCGGCGGTGAGGACGACAGAGGTGTTTGTACCAATGTCAGACATCGCCAGCAACTGAGCGGTAGTGAAAGATGCTGCTGCGCGGCCACCAGCGAACAGGTCGGTCGAGGACACGTACTGTGTACCTGCGGCGACTGTGCCAACGGTGATCGGCAAGGTAGTAGCGGTTCCGCCACCCACCACTTCATCACGAACCATGTCAACAAAGATGTTGATGATTTGCGAGGATGCGGGAAGGGTCAGCGATGCGCTAACAGCCGTGCCTGCGGAAACAGTGGTCACAGTGGTGGTCTGTGTCATGACGACGAAGCCGCCATCCACAGTATCAGTCAACGTGCCAGAGCCTGCTCGCAGGGTAGAACCAAAATAGGTTTGTGCCATTGTCTTTTCTCCTTGTAGCGCAGGGGCCGGAGCCCCCGCTTGGGTTTAGACGCCGGGTGTGCCGTACATTGCGCGTGGGTCAGTGAAGCCCACGTCGTAACGCTCGGTAGCCTTGTAGCGCATGGAGTCGGTTTCGAAGTCGCCTTCCATGGTCTTTTCCAGCTTGCGACGCATCAAGAGCTTCATGCCTTCTGGAGCGTCAGTCTGCACCCACCATGCCGATGCGTTGGTCAAACGTGACAACACAGCCGCGCCTTCGTCCAACAGGCCGATGGACTTGACAGGGTTGATGTCGTTGTTTGCGTTACCAGCACGCAGGACGGACTTCAGCAGAACTTCAGCTTGGAAGACGTTGCCGGGGGCCACGACCAGTTGGCGTGGAACCAGACGAATCTTCTTGCCGTTGTTGTCCACAGCCTGACGGATCTGAATCAACATCTGCTCCAGAGAAGTCTGGGACAGGTTAGCTGCGGTAGACAGCAAGTTGCTGAAAGTGCCGCTCACGATTGGGTGAGAAGCGCTGTTCAGGGCGACGCCGTCACCACCAGCGTACTGACCGCCGGTGAAGGCGTTGTTCAGCACGTTGGCAGACAAAGTCTCCTTGGTCTCAATCAGGGACTGAGCCAAGTGACGGGCGTACACCTGACCGATACGGATATGGTCGCCGTCTTCAACCAGAACTTTGGTCAAAGCGAAGGCCAAGCCGTACACGCTGTACACATAGCGCTTCAGGAACAGCACGCCACCTTGCTGATACGACACTGGAGTGCCGTCAGGAAGCTGGGGAGCAGCGCCGAAGCCGTACAGGACGGGTTCTTCGTGGTAGTTACGTGGGATGCCTTCTTGTTCCGTGAAAACACGAGACCATTCATCGGCACGTTGATCGTAGACACCGTCGAAACATTCATTCAAGATAGGTTCGACGATGCTACGAAAGTCGGTACTGCGCATTGGAGCGGCCATGGTTCACTCCCTCCTTAGATTGCTGTTCCAGCAGCGCCAGCGAATTGGAATTCGGCGATGACTGCACGGACAATAGTGAAAGAATCACCCCAAGCGTTGTCGGGGTACGGAGCGAGGTTCACGATACGCATTTGAGCGCTGTTACCAGCACCGACCAAGGTGGTCGACAAGGTGCAAGCGGACAAACCAGTGGTCGCAGAACCAGCGGTGGTGTTGCTCAAGTTGGCTTCGTCGCCAATCGAGGTTTGGGCCAAGGGGCCGTCAGCCTGAATTTCGTACACGATGTTGGGATCGGCGTAGAAATAGGCGATGCACGAGCCAGTCTGGTAAGCCGTAGAGGCAGGCCAGTAGTTCGAGACGCGACGACGACCAGTGGTGTCAGTGAACTCAACGCCAGAGAATGCGCCAACGAAGGCTTCATCTGCGGCAGCAGGTTGAATGACGCCGCCAGTCACATACTTGACTGGTTGGCCTTTGAGGATGTTAGACCCGAAGGTCGAGGTGATACCGTCAGCAAGAGCCGTTGCACGATCCAGCCCGGAAGGGTGGAAGGCAGGACGCAAACCAAACGGAGCATTTGTAGAAGACATAGTCTTACTCCTTGAAGGTTAGCCCTCAAAAATGGGGGCACGATTTGATTGAGACTGGTCAAATTTGCCCAGACCATCGCCTTCCGTCCGTACCAGCGAACGACCGCTGCTGTCACGCTGCCCCTGAAGTTGCTCAACTTGAACACGGACTTTTTCCTGTTCTTCAAGTGGGGCTTCATAGTGCAGTTGCGCCATAACGTCTTGGTAGACATCCATGGGCAATTTGAACAACAACATCTCGTTGCATGATATGTACCCAACGTGTTCGCCAGCCTTGACTTTGTAGTTGTCGAACCCGGCCATCTCGTCCGCTCTCACGGGAATGTAGCCAAGTCGCATCCGCTTATCAATGGTGTCGTATGCGTTGGTGGTCGAAAGCCAAATGAGATGCCAACCCGGCAACTCTGGTACTTTTGGCAAAGCTGATTGGTTCCATTCATCACTCCACATCTTTCGACGTTCCTGTGAGCTTGCGAACTTTGTTTCTGGTGCTGCGCGGCTAGCGTCCTCGCTTGAGCGATCATTGCGGCCACCTGCGTTCAGAGATTTTTTCAGACGGGATTCGGTCATACTGGATTCCTTAGTAAGAGTTGTTACGAGCTTCTTGCGCATATCGCTTAATCATCTTGGCACGCTTTGTGGGGTCATCCCAAAAGCCTGCATCCTTCATGGCACGAACTTGTTCTGGTTGCAAAACAAACGTGTTTCTGTTGGTGCTGCCGTTGACGCTTTCACGACCGGAACTGGTTACAACACTCCTTGGTCTCTTTGTAGACGAACGTACGCCCGTGTTGTCATTGTACTTGTGTGGTAAGTACTTTTGCAAGCGGTTGTCAAGCTCCTCCCAGTAGTCTTGGGTGGTGGGGTTCCAGCCCTCGGCTACTAGGCCCTCGTCAATCTGCTTTGCAATCTTCGAATCGGTATCCCGACCATTCGGGTCGTACCAATCGTTCCTCTCCATCCAGTTCGCCGCCAGACGTTGCAGGCGGGGATCTGGGACGTTTCCTTGGGCTTGGCGTGGGTCAACAGCCGCCTTCTTGAAGTTGGTCAGGGCCTCCATCTGACGGCGTGCGTCATACATGATTTCCTGCGCTTCGGTCATGGCGTTGCCGTCTGCCGCGCTTGCTGCCTCGGAGATCTTCATCTTGGCGTATTGCAGGCGAAGCTCTTGGTCTTCGATAGCCTTGTCAATACGGGCCAAGTCAGCGGAGTGGGTCTTGCGCTCCACCACCGCCAAACGCTCCATCAACTCTTGGTTCTTGCGTTCCAGAAGCTGGAGCTTCATATCCTTTTCTACGCCCGTCTTCTTGGCCAGATCCCGCTTGGCACGGCGCTTCTCACGACGGGCACGCTGGTACTCTGACTCATTTTCGGGGGCTATATCGTCGTCACCGCCCTCGGAAGACTCACCAGCGCTTACGCTGTTGTCATCATCTTGGTTGTCAGGCGATTCAATGCTGTCTGGCAGATCAATGACGGCTGAGCCGTCTGCCGACTCGGTAACAACAATCTTGTCAAATTCGTTTTCTGTGGTCATAGGTAGGCTTTCATGGCTAAGGGATCACCAGTAACTTTGGCGATGACTTCGTGGTCGTTCAAGATCATGAACAAGGCTGGATCTTCACGATCATCCTCGCCATCAACCTTCACTTCCCAACGATCTCCGCCCCACTTAGGGACACGGATGTAGTCGCCTGCGACGCACCATGACCCCTCGGGCCATCCTTGCATCGTGTCGCGGTTTTTGAATGCGAGAGGGCCAACCTCGATGACTTTCGCCACCATGTTCTGCCACTTCTCGGTTTCCTTGGTCTCTTCAACCAAGATAATCCCTGCGCCTGACGTTTTGTGCCTAGTGCGACGGAGTTGCACCAAGATTCGACCACCAAGAGGCTTAGCACCGGGATTCACAGCGGGGAATGCCCACTTAACTTCAGCGTTTTCCAACACTTCCGGGTTATCGCTCATCTTCTTCATCTTCCTTTAACATTTTGTTAATGAGGTCAAGAGTTTCTTGAAGCCCCAAGTTTGTGCCGACCGTGCGTTGGTACGTTTCCCATGACGCGACATTTCCAGCCGCTAAGGAAGAAGCTATTTCAGCTTGACGCGCCTTGATTGCGCCGATCAGATCACCCAAATTGAACAACATTATTTTTTCTTAGCTTGCGATAGGGCTCCTCCTTGCTTTTTGGCTGGCTGGGCGCCGCCGTTTGACTTCAGGGATGTGCCATCAAGCTTCTCGCCAGCGGCAATACGCTTGTGCATGGGCACGGCTTCGTTGTGGTAGGGGTTAGAAGTGGCCATTTCAGTTTCCTAGGTAGGTTTGCGCTTCTTTTTGAAGCATGTTTGCAGTTTTCACCTGCTCTTGTTGCAGTTTTGCCGCATCTCGCGTCAATCTTGCAGACTCTATGCGCTCTTGCGTGAGGTTTTTCTCTGTTTCCATCGCCGCTTTGAGCTGTTGCTCGTCGTCGAACTGCTGCTGGTTCTGCTGGAGCTTTGCAGCGTCGAGTTGTTGCTGGTTTTGAAGCTTCATTCCAGCCAATTGGTTGTCCGCTTGGTCTTTTGCAGTCAAGCGTTGGGTCTCGGCCATGCTTGTTTGGAGCAAAACCTGCGCTTCTGGCGTCATTGGCGGGGTCTGTGTCTGCTTCAACTGCTGCATCTGCTGGGCCATCTGCTGCATGATCGGCACAACCTTGGCAAAAACCTTGGAAGTGTCCAGCGTGACGTTCTGCGAGGCGCCAGCAAACAGCTTGTCGGCCATCGGCGTGATCTGTGGATTGTCGTAATCGGTGGGTTGACGCCCCAAAGACTTGGTCACGTAGCCGTTCATGCGGTTCAAGTACCACAAGGACAGGTGCTGCTTGATGTGCTCCATCATGCGGGGCAGGATGATCGGCTGCATAACCGGGTTGGAGCCGAAAATCGGGTCTTGGTAGAACTCCAAGTGGGCTTGGATGTGGGACAGGTGGTCTTGCTCGATGTAAGCAAAGGCAGCTTGTCCAAGCATCATGGCCACGTTCTCGTTGGCGGCGTCACGCTTCTCAGGTGCAGGCACGTCGATCATCAGTTCATTGATGCCGGGAACCTTGATCTGCTTCAAGAAACGCTCAATCACCACCTTGCGGTTGAACAGGTCGGGGTTCTTCTCCATGATGGACATCACCGCTTGGCTTTGGGCCATGCGCTGGGTCTCAGAGAAGATGTGCGGGTCAGAGACAGGGATCACATCCGTGTTGGATGCGAAGTCTTCCTTGCGGATTTCAAGGTCAGCAACGATCTCGCCCTTGCGCTGCTCTTCCAAGTACCAGCGGTTCAAGCGGCCAAGTATCTTCAGGACACGCCCTTGTGACTCGTGCAGGCGTGCGTGGATGGCAGAGAACACCGCAGCGCCCTGCTCGATCAAAGCCTGAGTCGTGCCCACCGGTGTGTTGGAGTTCACGTCAGCGATCTTCTCCTCAGCCGTGGTCACGACGCCCTTGGCTGCGCTGTCAAGCCAGCCCAGAAGCTGGAACAGAACCGCCGACGGTGGGTTGAACGGCATAGGCATGGCGATCTTGCGGATGTCGTCCACGCCGGGAGCGCCCTCGATCTCGCAGACCTGAGTCACATCAACCTGCTGGGACTGGCCAGAGATCTTGGCGCCCTTGAGCTTGAGCATCGTGGCGGCGTTGTTGATGTGGGCAGAGTCCAGCAAGGCACGCAAGGAGCCTGTAAGGGCCGCTGAGAGGCCACCAATGAGCTGTGGCAGGCCGATAGCGTAGGCGCCGCGCCATGGGATGAACTTGAACTCGACCAGCCAATCCAGCTTGGTCTGGGTCTCGTCGCCCTCTTCCCAGTTACGGTACAGGCCGACGCACTCGTTCTCGTGCTGGTCGATCATCAGGATGTAGGGGGCGGACTCACCGTTGGTCAGTGGGTCGTCCTCCAGCTCCAGCCATGTGTAGATGTGATACACCTTGCGCAGGCCGTCCTCGTTGTCCTCGTACTTGCGGCCTTCGATCTTGTTGTTGGCCTTCTCGGAGTGGGTCTCCTCTGGCTCTGCGCTGACACGGATCAGGTCGATGTCGCGGTACAGGCCAGAGCGGATGCGGTTCTTGAACTCCCACTCGGTGATGGTCTGCATCTCGGTGACGCGCTGGGCCGTGTAGAAGTTGGCCGCAGCGAAAGGCAACAGGATGTTGTCAATCGGCATGAACTCAGCACAGGGGCGCTTCTTCTTCTCGTCGTACCAGAGCTTCATATACTGAGAGCCGCCCAGTGGGAGCTGGGTCAGGAGCTGCTCTTGCTCGTCGCGGAACTCCTCGATCTGCTCGGTGAGTTGCCAGTTCATGTAGTCGCGCTTGCGCTCGGCCTTCTGGATCTTCTCCTCGTCCACGTCACCCAAGATCTTGGTGCGGGTAGGGCCGTCAGGCGGGAACATCTCTTTGATGGCGCGGCTGGCGAAGTCAACGCAAGCCTCAGCCATGGCGGGGTGTACCACTTTTGATGCGCCCATGAAGGTTGCGCCACCGGGGGCGTCGTTGCCCATGCCGGTGCGCTTCAAGCCTTCCTCGTACTTCTTGTCGCGCTCCTCACGGGACTTCTTGTCGTTCTCGACCAAGTCCATGTAGCGCATGGCGATCTTGTTCAGATCGTAGGGGTCGAGCACGTCGGCCAAGTTGGCGTAGAAGTCAGCGTCCTCCATGGGGCCAGTCGTCTCCATGCGGACGATGGCTGAGCCGTCAGGAAGCTCCTCAACGTCGGCGTCGTCAGTTGGCGTCTCAAACTCCATGCCCTCATCTGCACTGGCTTGCTGGTCTTGTAGACCGTCAATGAAACGCCCAGCGTTCGGGTCTTGCGGGAATTGAATCGCCATAACTTATTTCCTTTTGAGCTTCTTGTTGCTCAGTTCCAAGAACATTGCGTCGCGGTTGGCAGTCATCTTGACTTTACCACCATGTTTAAATGGAGCACCTTCCATGATACGCCCCTTATCGGAGGTATCGGGCGTGGTGTTGAAATCTATTGCGCCACCGTCAGCCTTTTTAACTTCAGGTTGAACACGGGCTTTCATGCGTGCGATCTCAGCCTCAATCTCAGCTTTGGTCAGTGAGTTGGGGGTAACGTCGCTCAGGTACTTGTTCTCGTCCTTGGCGGTCAGGTTCTTGACTGCTTCGGAACGTGTGGCCATCTCTTCCCTGAGCTTGGCAAGCTTGGCCAACGCTTCGGTCTTGGCCAGCGAGTTGACGATGCCACCAACTTGCATGTGGACTGCGCCACCCTTGGCTTTATTTATCTCCAGCTCCATCACTTGCGGATCATCGGAGATTTGGACACGTTCTTTCGACGCTTCTTCTGCCAACAAGTCAGGTGCGGCCACACCCATCGCTGCGGCTGTTGCTGCTGTCTTTCGGAATGGGTCAAAGGCCGCAAAGCGTGAGCGTACTTGCTCGGGAGTGAATGGTATGACCACAGGCTCCTTTGCGCCCCCGCCCTTGCCAGAACGATCAATAATTCCGTTGAAACCCAACCTGATCAGCTCTTGCGTGACTTTGTCTGGGATGCTCGTCCAAACATACGATTCCTTGTTATCGGCAATATCCTTCTCAAGTTCAGACACCCAGCTTTTTGGCGTATACCGAGAATCCTTGGCCCACTGATCTGGGCCTCCTGCTTTTGTGCGACTGCGGTCTTTTGCAAAGGCTTGCTTCAAAGGCTCAATGAGTGCAGCAATCTGTTCGGTGTTTGAAGTGTCGATTGGGTTGGTGATCCTAGCCTTACCAAGCAACACACCTTGAGCTTCAGTCCACGGGGCGTTTGTTTGGCTGATTGGCGCTTCAATGCCAGCCAACCGATAAATCTCGCCTAGTTTTTCAGGCTCATCTACAAGCTGACCCGACTCGTACCACATGTTTCGCAAAGCCGTCAAAGGGTTTCCTCTGGCCTCATTCTTCATAAACCAGTCCCACTGGGATGGACTCAACGTGGCATTGACGCCCTCTGGGTGGACAATAAATTCACCAGTGAACTGATCAAGATCCTCGTAACCGACTCGCGGGGCAAGATTGCTGATACGGGCTTTTTGCTCAGGACTCATGAAGTTCCATGCCTGCTCAACAGGAATTGGAGTCCGAAACCCTTGAACGCCAATGTCCTTAGGGGCAACCTCAAAGTAACGACGGACATCGCCTTCGTCCATCGCTCTGCGCGAGGTGTCAGCCTTTGATGTGGCATAGCTTGATGCCAACTCTGGCGTTGTTGTCCCGTAGGGCATGGGGCCTGAGGTTGCACGCCGAGGGTTAAGCGTCTTGCCTTCAAGCAAACGATCCATTCGTTGAGTGCCATGAAGGTAATCAATGTACCCCATCGCTTTGGCGCGTTGTTCAGGCGTGTTGTTGGCCGGTAGTCCTAATCCACCCTGTTCGACAGGCAATGCGGCACGCTGCTGGGCCAGTGACAAAGCCTTGTCTTGAGGCGCTTTCGTGCCCTTCACGGCTTTGGCCAAACCCTTGAGAAGACCACCACCAGCCATCTTGTGGTTGTTCAACTCAAGCATCATGGTGTCGGGATTGTTGGATACGACAACACCGCCACGCTTCATGCCTTCTTCGGGCGGCATCCCAAGCTCTCGGAGAAGATCGTCGGAATACTCGGCGTCGTTCATATACTTTACGCCTTCAGGCGTGTCACGACGGCGTAACCCTGTATTCTGCAAGTCCCGCACTTCAGACCACTGACCGCTCTTCACGAAGTCCTGCGTGAATGGGTCGTACTTGCTGATGGGTCGTGCGTTCTGCTTGCCTTTGATCTGGACAATCTTCTCCGTGCTTGGCAGTCTGCCTTCTGCAACGAGTCTGGCAATGTCGCCTTTTGTTGGATCGTCAACACCCATCAACCTTGCGGCTTGCTCGTAATCCACCTGCGGAGATGTCTCAATCGTCACATGCGGCTCACCTTTTGCATCCCGCAGGCTGAAGATGCGGGAGCGGCCTTCCAGCACGTCAGGGCAGTAGCCACCAACGCAGTGGCCCATCGTGTCGCCTTCGTACTTGAGGGCGTCTTTGAGTACCTGCTCACCAAGGCCAGATGAGATTGCCTCCTCTTCGGTTTTGCCCCAGCCAACTGCCTTGCCTTCTTTGTCAACCAATCTATAGCTGTTTGTGTCAACAACGCCAGTCTTGCGGTTTGTGATTGGATCGGGCTTTACCGAGTACCCCTCTGGCAACTTCATGTTCTTCGGCGTAGTAAGCTCGATCCACCGATAGCCCTCTGGGTACTCCTTGTAGACGGGGAAGCCCTCTTGCTGCTTAATGGCGGCTTCACGCATCTTCTTCGCCATCTCTTGGTCAAACTCGTAGGTGCGGCGTACTGCCTGCTCCATGCTGACCTTGTTGAGCTGGTCGGGGCGGATGCGGCCAGAAGCTACGTCTTGGCGCAGAACGTCCATGATGTGATCAAAGCCAAGATAGTTGGGGTGCAATTCTTTGCTTGCTTTATAAATTTCTGTGGCTTCATCGGCCTTATCCATCCAAGGCTCATATAAGCCGCTCAATGGGCCACCAGTCTCTTTTGCTTTTTTTATCTCGCCAACGGTATATGGAGAAATTGCAACATCTGCGGAATCTTCCCATGCTCTTGCTGCTTCTGATATACCCTCCCGCTGCCCACCAAATGTTGACCTATGAGCGCCTGCTCTGTATCGGTTCATGCCAACCTCATCAGGAGATACATGAACAATTCCTTGGTCTGCCAACCGGCGAACAGGGTCTTCTGGGGTTGCCATATCTCTCTTGACGTAGTTGGTCAAGTTGCGTTCGACCCAGTTGTTGAGCGCCACGTCTTTTTCCAAGTCTGTGATGCTGTCAAGCACATGCTGCTTCATTGTGCCTTCTTGTAATTTTGCAATTTCTTCTGGCGTATAGCGCTCACGCATCCGATTGAGCATTTCAGCAGGATCATTTCCAGCGGCTGTATTGCGCTTCAATCCCTTCAACGCCCCCTCAACGCTACCCGTTAGGAAGTTGCCACCCTTAGGCTTGATCACGTTCACGGGGCTGATCGATTGGGCAAAGTCCAGACCAGCACGCTTGACGGCCTTGGGCACAGCAGTGATGGCCCGAGCACCAGAGCCGGGGCCGGTATAGAAGCCGCCACTCAAGATGCCCAGCCCGGATGCAGCACGGCTGACGGGGGTGTCGCTCCTGAATGGCAGGCGCTTCTCAATGTCTTCGGACGTGGGCAGGAATGTTGGGGACTCGTTGCCTGTGATCAGCTCGTAAGGCAGGCGAACCAAGGACTCGACGTCACCGGGCATACCCAAAGCGCCAGCAACAAACCCTCGGGCGAGGTCAACCGGGACATTCTTGGCGGCTTCTGGATCTTGTTTGGAGCGCTTGCCCCTCATCTGTGGGAAAACGCCAAAGGCGGCTTTGTCGTCTGACGGTTTGCGATCAGCCATGGCTTATCCCGCTGAGTTGTTGCTGTTGCCCCGATGATACCGTGGCGGTCAAGGCGCGTCCATCCTGTGCTTGCAACCCTTACACCGCTCGTCAACCCGCCCCAAGTCGGTCTTTGTGTACTGGCAGTCAGGCGCCATGCGGAACTCAGCCTGCTCGACCTTGGCTGTTTTGGTCTGGCCATCCACCCACCAGCCGTTCTGCACAAAGAACTTTGGCTTGTATGCCTTGCGGTTGTGGCATCCGTACTTAGGCGGCATACGGATTCTCCAGCTTACGGGCCATGCCGCTGTCCACGTAGTCGTCCATGTCGTAGTCTTCCCGTGGTGCGCCGTCGATGTCCAGCCAGCCAGCATCCCGCAGGAAGCGCAGCCCTTGGGTGCAGGCGTCCACGAAGTCGTCATGGGTCGAGTCAGGAAACGAGCAGATCTGGGACACGAACCCTTCAGCCCAGTCCTTGACGTAGCCCTTCCTGACGCTGCTCTCGGGTATCCACACCCGGCCAGCGGCGATGATGTTGGACACGATGTTCAGCCGCTGGATCTTGTCAGCCCGTCCGGGGTTGTACGCCCTGACCGGCAGGTGGCCACGGCGCAAGTCTTGGATCAGGGCGATGCCTGCGGACTTGTCCTCCACAAGGATCAGGTCAACCCGCTTCTTGTCCTTGCCCTCGCCGTAGACCACGTCGTACTCGTCGATCACCTTGGGGCGCAGGTCAGGATACTGCAAGCGGTCTTGCCAGCAGTCGATCACCATGGCCGACATTGGCCCGTCGAGCGGCTTGAACACCCCGAACGTGATGGCAGCGGTCGGGTCGTTGACCGTCTTCTCCGAGCTGGCGCAGTCGTAGCTCTGGATGATGTACTCGAACTTGGGGAACGGCTTGTTGGGCGCCCACAGCTTGAACATGTCTCGCTTGACGATGCCTGACTCTTCTGGATCTATCAGCTCTGCGTGGATCTCCTGACGGCCAATCTTAGTACCTTCGTAGGACAAAATCTGCTTTTGGAAGCTGGGCGCGAGGTTGTCGATGTTCACATACGTGGATGCGGTCGTCAGGGCCACGTCGTCGCCTTCCCTGCCCACCAGCTCCACGATCAGGTCTTTGGGGCGCGGTGTGGTAGTGGCAATGATCTGGGTGCGGTTGTCAGCCTTCTTCAGACGGACGGCGAACTGGATGTTGTACCAAGCTTCGTCGAGGTAGTCCCAAGCGGCCAGCTCGTCCAGCCATGCGCCGTGATACTGGCCACCACGGAAGCGGTCAGGCTCACTGGCTGAGATCCCCTTGATCAGGCTCCCATTGATCAGCGTGATCTCGTGCAGCGCCTTGTTGTAGTCCTTGATCAGTATTGACGGGATGACGGCGATCAGTCCTGACTCACCCTCGAAGCACGTACCCCGCACATCCATAGACGTGGGGGCAGACACCAGCCAGCGTGTGCCGGGGTTCTCCCATGCCCACCACCAGAGCTGCTCAGCCGCAGTACGGGTTTTCCCTGCCCCTCGGCCTGCCAGCATCAGCCAGATAGACCAATACGTGCCTTGGGGGAGCTTCTGGTGGTTGTGAGCACCAGACAGCCACTTGGCTCGGCTGGCGTAGGCTGCACCGTGATACGGCCCAAGCTTGGCAAGGATGTCCTTGTCCCGCAGGATGTCTAAGACATCTTGGTCGAACGCCAGCGTCATTCAGCAACCCGGATCAGCTCAAGGCGCTTGATGGCCACGTCCATCATGTCCCGGACGCTCACATCAATGACAGTCGGGTCAACAGCCTGCTCTGGCTGCTTTTGCTCCCCGTACTTCTTGGGCGCCATGCGTGCGGCTGTCCACTTGCGGGTATCGACCCGAAGCTTCATCCAAGCCACGTAAGAGCTGTCGAACTTGACCTCGATCAGCTCCCCGTTCTTGCCAGTCACGTAGCTAAGCTCGGGCGGCTGGTCAACGATGTCGATCAATTCGTCGAACTGAGTCTCGGCCTGCAACTCACGCGCACGAGCGTATTTGTCGCAGAAGTCTGCGTTGGAAGCTAACCAACGGAACACTGTCGCCTTATCTGGCATGTTCTCATCCCTACACATCTTGTTCAGGCTTTCGCCCTCTGCTAAGCGTATACAGATGTAGTTGGCCATCTGCTCTGTGTATGAGGATGGACGCCCCCTTGTTGTGACTTTTCCTGTTTGTGGCTCACCTGTCACATCGGCGACATCATCGCTGGAAAGACTCTTTGGTTTCTTTGCCATTGCTGGACTCCTTTAACGTAAAGTTTAACGGATGTTTGGCTTTACGCAATGATCACTTGAGTCCTTTGAGGATTCTCCTGTCCATGTTCTTGATGGTTTGCTTGAACTCTCTGTTTTGGCTTTCCAGTTTCGCGGCTTTTTCAATCATGTACCGCAGCTTACTCTCAAGCTCCTGCACCTTCTCCTGAAGCGTTGTGATGGCTTTGTTGGCCAGTTCAGGGTTTTGTTCTATCCATTCCGGCGCCCAGATCTGCTCAGTCATTGCCTTGTCTCCCTCTTGGCCATGGCCAGCTCAAGCTCTTCTTCGTCGGTCAGAGGTATAGCCCCATCCATGATGGTTCCGTCATCAGCCATCTTCTGGATCTCCGCTATAAGCTCAGCCAACTCCTCTGGCGTGCCTTCAAAGCTGTCGAAGCATCCCTCTGTGAATATAACTTTCAGTTTATTTTTCGTCATCTGTTCTCCCGTCTGGTCTTGGGCAGTCACTCGGTGGAACCACGATGCACCATACGGCTTTGTATTGCCCCCTTGGCGCGGTCTCCCACCTGTCGATGTATGTGTCTGGCATGTTCCTCAGTACCTTTCGCACGTTGTTGTGATCCCGGCCAAGCAGCTCAGCCAGATCATTCAGCGTCATGCCATCAGGTACTCCTCTTAGCGCCACCCTGATGCTGTTGATGACAGCCATGCTCATTTTGATTCCTTGCTGTAACGAATTTGTAGTGGTTTTTTCTTAGATGATTGGCGCGTCCAGCATCCAGCGCACACCCAACGAGCCCCCATGTCTATCCCGCCCTCTGGTGGTTTGTTCTTGCTGCATCGGCCACAAATCTTGAATGGATGGCAAGGTTGCTTGGGGCTAAGTTGTATTTGCTGCTCAGCAAAGCTCATGAAGGCACTTTCTCGGGCTTTTGAGGCGTTTTCTCGTCTCGCCTAGGGTCTAGGTGCTTGAGAAGCTGTTCGAGGCTTATAGGCCCTGTTTTCTCAAGTCGCTCAATTTCGGTCAAAACGCAGTCTACGCCAGCGTTGAAGCCCTTGATGTACTCGCTCATGGTGGTCTCGCTCATGGCTTCTCCTTCTTGATTAAATGCCGTTCTCCGCTTGGCTGCATTTTTGAGATGATTCCGGCCTGCTCCATTTGATCCATCAATCTGGCCGCAGTGTTGAAGCCAACATTGAGTCCACGCATCAACATTGACAGCCCGGGCTTTCCGGCATCTTGAACGATCTGGCAAGCAAGCTCATATTGTTTTTGGTCGTTCATGACCTCTCCTTTTGTTTGGCTTCGTACTTGTCAGCCCAGTCGTTTAACTCAGGTATCGTGTACCAAGCCCTTGGCTCTTCCAGTATGTCCTTGACCCTCTCTTCGTAGGGTTTCGGTCCTGTCTCTATGCCACAGCGCTGGCATTTCAAGGTGTCTGTGTCGGCGCTGATGAAGTTCCAGTTGTGCTTACAGGTCATGTGTTCCCCCTTGCTCGGATGCGTTCAGCCAATGTTGGGGCAATGCCTTTGGTGTAATCAGACCATTCCGAACACACCTTTGCACACGCCTCACGCTCATCAGCACGAACAAGGGCTTCAAAGGCTTTGAGGGAGTCTGTATTGCCCATGAAAAAGTCATGCCGCATTTCTGAGTCATAGTCACGTAGGTCTTTCCATCCAGCCTCACGGGCCATGTCTATCGTCTTATCCATTGTTCTTAATCCTGAGTTTGGCTTTCGGCTCATGCGTGCAGGCTTCTTCATAATCCAACACATCCTGAATGCGGTAACGGATCAGGCCGCCCAGCTTGAGGTATCGACAGCCCTGCTTAAGTGACCTGTCGCGCTCCAGTGTGGCCTCGCTGATCTTCCAGCGGAACGCAAGCTCTTCCTGTGTCATCAGTTGCTCTGGTGTTGTCATT